TATTATGTCCCTATCGGCTAAATAGCATTCGAAGCCTTCAAATGTTATTGGTACGCTTAAAGGCTTGTATTCTTCTCTACCTTCTTTACCTACGTATTCTACTTTGTACATAGGTGAATTTCGGGCGTATTCTACATAGTCTAAAAAGTATTGCCAAAGTTCTTCGGGGGTGTTTATCTTTGTGCTTCCTAAAGGTCTTCCCATTTTGATTCGTGTTTTGATAGTTTAGATTCTTCAAAGGTAGACGAACAAACCGCTAAACGTTGGTCTGTTTCGGGAAATTCTTTATTCATTGTTTCATCTGACATACAACGCATAATGAAATCTTTTTTATTCTCCTTCGGTGTTGGCTTCGGTATCGGCATCTCTTTCCTCTTTGTAAACTGCGTAAAGCGTATTCAATTTATTAACTATTTCTCGTAGACACGAACCACATTGTGTGGGTTGTTGTTTTTCGTGTAAAACCCTATTGTAAATTTTTAGGATTTCTCTTTGTTCGCTTGGGCTAACGCTACTTCGGTTTCTATTGTAGAAACTATCTAAATAGTTGTATTCGTCTTCCGTTAAACATTCGTGTTTCTTGTATCTCCAAAGTTCGTTTAACTTTTGTTTACGTTCTTCACAACCGCAGTCTTCGCCTAAAATCCATTTAGCCACCTTTGCGACTCCCGTAACTTCTAATATGTTTTCTACGGTGTCTCCGAGTCCTTCGGCTTGTTTTTTCTTTCGTGCCATAATTTAGTTTTTATATGTTAATACTTGTTCTTTCGTTCCTAATATTATTGTATCGTCTGTTAGGGTATCGGTTTTAATTACTTCTAACCCGTGGTGTTCTTTTGGGTAAATCGTATATTCTTTGGATAGCCAAAACTTAACCTTTATTTCTTTTAAGGCTTGGGAACTCCAACCCGTTTTCTTTATCATTTCAGTTAATACCCTTCTTTTTGCTTTCATTTTATTAATTCAAAATCAGAATTTTTGTAATCTTCGTATTCTTCGCCAACGGCTTCCCTTATCTTTGCCTTGCAGTTTTTTAACGTGTTGAAAATAGAACTACTCGAAATGGTAGTTTCTTTTGCTATGTCTCTTATACTTAAGTCCGTGTCCTTGTAAACCTCGAATAGTTTTTGGTCGTACCAATGCCAAGAATCGACTTCGTCTTGTATCTTCATTAATAACTTGTAATAGGCTTCTTCTTTCTCCATTTCGCTTGGTTCGTCTTTTACTTGGGCTTGTTCGAGCGGGACTTTTTCCAATCGTGAATTACTGCGTAGATGTAAAAGGTAAAGATTCCGCAAAGTAAAATACATAAATCCTTTGTTAACTTGACCATTCTTAATTATATTTTCGGGTTGGCAATACTTGTAAATTCGTAGGTAGGCTTCTTGTACGATATCTTCAGCAAAAAAGTCTTCGCCGAAAGATTCGACTACTTTTACCCATTCTTTGTGGTCTTTTGCTACAATGTTAAGCCATTCCATTAAAACATACGTTTTGTTTAGTTTGTCATCAAATATAATAATTAATTTCTAATCAAGTATAAATAAAAAAAACCCCCGTGTTATTCGGGGGGTAATCCATTGTAAAATCTGTAAATATACTTGTCTAGCTTTTTTGCAGTTTCCAAACTTATAGATTTGCCTTGTAAAAATCTATCTATGTTATATTGGTGCATTTTTTCGCCTCGTTCTTTTATTTCTTGAACTATTTGGTTTCGTGTTTTTTTAGTTAAGATTTTACGCAAGTGGTTTCGTAGTGAATAATCGTCTATAAACATAATTAAAAGGGTAAATCGTCTTCGTCTATTATTTGGGTGTGAACTTGTTTTGGGCTTTCGTTCACATATGGCTCACTAAATGAACACGAAAAATATTTAGTTCCTTTGGAAGATTCTTTAAGCCATAAAGACATATCAAATTCTAATCCGTAAAAATTTCCTTTACCTCGGTAGTCGGGTTGGTTACCTTGCTTTTTGTCGTTCTTAAAAATAGCACCCGTGTTTTTTTTTGTTTCCATTTGTTATTTATTTAAGTTTATTTCATTTTCGTTTAGGCTATCGTTTAAGAAGTCGCGTAGCCTTTCTACTATTTGCCATTCGTCTTCGTTTAGTTCTTCGTACTTGTATAATTTTCGAAGTTCTTGCTGAAGATTCCAAATAACTACAAACATATCTTTTCCTTTAGTTGCGCAGTAATAATCGTGTTCGTCTTCGGGCAGGTTAAAGGTTAGTTTTGCTTTCATCTTTAAAGGTTTGATTATAGTAATTCACTTCAGTTATATTTACTCCGTCATAATAATCTGCCCCGAAAATATCACCTTGACTAAATGCTGTCATAATTTGTTGCCGTTCCATTTCTTTGGCTTGTTCAATTAACCAATTAGGTAACTGTGATTCAAGTATAGGCCATTGCTCTATTAACCACTCTACTGCTGTTTGTTTCATCTTATTTTGATTTAAAGGTTTCGTAATAGTATTGTTCTTCAAAATGTTCATACAAACTAATTAATGTTGTTGTATGCTTATTAGTTAACCATTCTGCAAAGTGAATAACCTTATTATCAGTATTATTCTTCTCCATTGCTTTGGCTTGTTCAAATGCTTTAATGTCTTCACTGCCACCTGTGATATTTAGGTTATCAAATAACCACTCTACTGCTGTTTGTTTCATAGCTCTTTTTTTAGTTTTTCAATGTATAGGGTCGCGTCCATTAATTCTTCCTGTAAGTGATTCAACCACCCTAATAAATCAATGTCTTTTCTGTCCAAGTTAGTTCCGTATTTTCGTATTCCTTTTTTACTCCTTTCGTAGTACTTTGTCATTACTGCCATTAGTACCGTGTCTTCGTGTTGAATCGTGTTTTCGTGTGTTATGTTCATTTGTAATATTTTAACATTAAAAAATAAAATGCAATTCCAACAACGAACCCAAAACCAAAAAATAGAACCCATAATATTCGATTAACAAATTCTTCCAATTCTTTTTGTTCTTCTTGGTTCATCATATCGTTTTCATTAATAGGTTATAGTATTCACGGCACAACTCCACACGTTCTTTTATTTGTTCTATTACTGATTCATCTCTTTGAACGAACCAATATTTAACCCTGCGGTTTTTCGGAATATGTCCAAACTTGTGTTTAGACTCTACTTCTTGTCTTAACTCCGTGTTTTCTTCGATTAGGTGCAACTTCCAATGGGTACGGCGTATTTCGTCTTCTACCATTTCTAAAGGGGTGTCGATTAGGCAGTACGCCAATACGGCTTCTTTTTTGCCCGTTAACCATAAGTACCCTTGAAGCTGATAATAATAATCTTTATTGGGTATTTCGGTCTCGAACCAAGGGAAGGTAGAAGCGTCCCAAGAACTCTTAACGTCTATTAATACTTCGTCCGTATTTACGTCGGGCGTTCCCGTTATCCAATCGTTTTCAAAGTGTTCGTCGTTTTTGTAAATAAAGTTATAGTTCAAAACTTCGTTGACCAACCCTATAGATAGGTCTTCTACTTCGTTTCCTTTATCCGTGTAACGTGAACTAAATTCTTTTTTTATTCCGTACTTTTCTTCCAAAACAATGTCTTGAACGTAGGTTTTAGCGGTTTGCGAAAGGACTTCCCCCGACTTACGGGGGTTAGTCATTATCTTTCCTATTTGTGAGCATCTTACTTTCATAGCAGTTTTATTAAATTAGAACTTCAAACGTTTTCGATTAGTGTTAATTGAGCATCTGTTAAACTAAAGTTAGATAGCAATTCTTCTTTGGTGTACTTACCCCCTGCAATAGCTTCTAACGCCTTTCCTAAACGCTTTTGGTCAATACTTGGCTTCTTGGGTTCGTGTTTTACTTGTTCTCCACTTGCGTCTGTATCTTTGTCTGTTACCAAACCAAGCGCGGAACTTAACGCATAACGCCTAAAGTAAGTAACACCGCTACCGAAGGATTGGTAATCGTTCATACCTTTTAATGTAACTTGAGGTATTATTATTTGGCTTTCTATATTTTCTCCACTTTCAATGTGAAAAACAAGCGTTACTAAATAGCTTAATCCGTCTTTTGATTGTAGCAACTGCGTAAAGCCTAATCCGTGTTTAGCTAATAACGGGTTAATCTTTTCAAAAATAGCGGGTAAATCTGCATAAGAATACCCGAAGCCTTGCGTTCCCTTGTGAATTACGGGTACTTCTTGTTGGAAGGCTGCCAACGATTTAAATAAATGTTTCATAGCGTATAAAAATTAATGTGCGTTACCAAGTCGCACCCCTTGTTTTTATTAATGTAAAATAATAATTCCTTTTGGTAATTTGTCGGAATCTTCGTGTTTCCAAGTTGTAGTAATAATCATATCGTTACCATCAAAATAACTTTCTTCCTCATTACATTCTGTAAAAATGCAATCCTTTTCAAGAATTGAAAACAATTTTTTATACAAACCATTATACCCGTTTTGTTTTTGGTTTACTAATCTATATTTTCCAAAGTTTTTCATAGCGTTTCGTTTTTAATTATACACAAATATAATACTTATTTTTTAATTAGCAAACTTTTTTGAAATTTTTTTTAAATTTTTTTTTCGATTAGTTCTTTAGACCTATCAAAATAAGCCATTAACTCAATGTCATTAACGGAATTTTCGCGGGGTGTTCGTCCACCTATCCTTATTTCTCCTTTAAGTTTTTTAAGTTTGCCGTATATTATTCCGTCGTAACACTTCCAAATAATTATGGGGTTCGTCTTTTTGTCCATTAGCTTAACTAACTTCCTAACTGCTATTGGTAACGGGTAGGCTTCCTGTATTGTTTTGTTTCTTCCTTTTACTTCTGCAAAGCCTATTATTTTTTTGTCTTTTATTAACTCAAAATCTATATCATTTTCGTCTAACTTCCTACAACTTAATTCGTACTCATCGCAAAAAATTGAAATAGCTTCGTATTCATTTTGTAAGTCTTTCAGCGTTTCAAATCTCATTTATTTTTATTTTATAGCGTTTAATAATTTCTTTTAGTTCGTCTTTTGTCCACTTCTTTACTTCGTGGGCTTTGGCGTGAAGTTGTAATAACCTATCCGCTCCTATTCTCTGTTTGATTCCTATTTGGTAGTTAAGTAAGTTTCCGTGTTTATATTGATTACAAGTAACGCATTGAGCGTGTACGTTATCTTCGTCAAAGGTAACCGCTTTGTGTCCCCCCATACTGAAATAATGTCCCGCGTCGTATTTCGCTCCTAACGGCTTTTCGCAACTTATACAAGGTTTATCCTTGTCTCGAAGTCTTATGTACTTGTTAAACGTTATTTGGGCT